TGCCAACTTCTGTTGATTATTCATCTTTACAGATTCACGAACCCGGAAACAATGTGTTTAATTTTACTACATTAACTGTAAGCAGCATAAGCAATACTACGCAATTTTCTCTTTTAACAACTGGATCGACTTCACTTACACTTTACAGAACAGATTTCCTAATTGGGACATCTTCATCAGCCTATCTAGGCTTTAATGCGGAGTTATAAAAATGGACAATGTAACTTTTATTACGATTGATGATGTAGAATACGCAATCATTGACCACGGCAACGAAGAATTTACTTCGATGACTAAGGCACATTATGACTCTATTCAAGCGGAACAATCCACACCAATTGTGACGGCTGATGAGTAACTATCCTGACGGCACAAATGCCCGACTGATCGAAGTCGCAGCGGCTGAAGTCGGCACAATTGAAGAAGGCGACAACCTGACAAAGTACGGCAAATTTACAAAAGCCGACGGTTTGCCGTGGTGCGGTTCATTTGTTAATTGGTGTGCAGCGCAGGCAGGTGTCAAGATTCATTCAGTCGTGGGAACTGCCGTTGGCGCGCACAAATTCAAAGAGATTCAACGCTGGTCAAATATGCCGCAATTGGGTTATTTGGCATTTATGGATTTCCCGCACGACGGTGTTGATCGCATTTCACATATTGGAATTGTGGTCGGGCTTATCGATTTGAAGACATGCTTGACGATCGAAGGCAACACCAGCGGGACAGGCGACCAGCGCAACGGCGGAATGGTTATGGTCAAGGTTCGGTCATACGGTGAAGGCAAGGAAATCGTAGGTTTTGGTATTCCAAAGTTTGTGCCCTATAAGGGAGAATTTCCAGCAATTGAAATGCCAAAGTCGGCAGCGAAGCCAACAAAGGAGAAAAAATGGAACAAGCAAAAGCCCTAGCAGCCTCATGGGCGCGATCATTTATGGCAGCAGCACTTGCCTTATACATGGCAGGTGTTACTGACCCAAAGACATTAGCAATGGCAGGCGTTGCAGCTGTTGCACCAGTCATTTTGCGCTGGTTAAATCCACAAGACAAAAGTTTTGGCAACTTGGGGAAGTAGCCAGAAACTCACGGCGGCAGGGTTGGTTTGGGCACTTGCACTAATCCTGACCGCTTGTGGGTATGACGGCTGGGTACGCTATGAGTGCCAAGAATACGCAAACTGGTCAAAACCAGAGTGTCAGAAACCGCAATGTCTCCCAACTGGAACATGCACTGACGACTTACTTGGCATTAAAACAGGATAAGCCAGCACGTCGCAAATCACCAGAGGAAATACACGCACAGCTCATTTTGATTATTGGGGCAACACTAGCTGCGGTGTTTTTGATTGTTACCGTGGGCATCACATACGCGCTGATCTTTGTCACACAGCCAATTGGGGCACAAGCACCCAATGACGCTGCATTTATTGACTTGCTTAAAACACTTGCGATCTTTCTTACAGGTTCACTAGGCGGTGTGCTGGCTGGCAATGGACTCAAATCCAAGCCAAAGCCACAGGACACGCCGACAAACACGCAAGGTTCTTGACCGCGCGCCGATCATGCGTCACCCTGAGTTCAGGTGGTAACACTTACCGCCTAGAAATCGGGAGAATTCTAAATGGTACTTGATCTATTAGACCCAGAGACTTTGGGTCGTTTGGTTGGCGTAATCTTTCTTATGGTGCTTGGCGGTGCAGCTGGTTATGCCAAAGGCTTTAAGGAAGGCAAGCGCGAAGGCATGGCACGTCGTAAGGCGATTAGCCGTCACATGTCAAACAAGGTGGCTGACTAATGGCATTTCTTGATAACTATGAAGGCAACAAAGAGCGCACAGACCGCTGGAATTTGACGTACCCAGAGGGTCGTTTGCAGGCACACATTGTCGAGTTCAATGCTGAAAAAGGCTACATACTCGTACAGGCTAAGGCTTGGCGCAACCAGACAGAGATCGAGCCAGCAGGCATCGATTACGCGTACGGCTTTATTGCAGCTTACAACCCAAACATGAAACGTTGGTTTGTTGAGGACACAACGACCTCAGCTTTAATGCGCGTCATGGCGTTGGTTATGGGCGGGACAGAAAAGGCAACTCGCGAAACAATGGAACAGGTCGAGAAGCTGTCAACAAAGGTTGCCACAGCTGATGTCAAGGCTGATTATGACTATTGGACAACAAAGCACGGCGACGTGCCTAGTTACGCCACAGCAGCAGAAGCCGAGCAATCAGGCATACCGTCGCTGGGTTCATCAATTGACGAAATCGCAAACCAACTGGGCGGTCAACTGGTTGAGGAAAAGCCACGCTGCGAGCATGGCACACGGGTGTGGAAAACAGGCGAGTCAGCCAAAACTGGTAAAGCCTGGGGCGGGTATTTCTGCACTGAAAAAGCCAAAGCAAATCAATGTGAGCCTGTTTGGTATCAGCTGGGCAGCACTGGTCAATGGGTGATACGCCTTGGCTGATTACATGGAGATGATCGACGTCAAAACAATGACGTGCAAGCTGCTTTGCAATGGCGAGGTAATCGCTGAGTACAAAGTAGAGCAGTGTGACAAATGCTCACAGATTACAAAGCTTGACGCATTTGGCTACCAAAAAGGCTATGACAAGCACGAAAAAGTCATTTGGTTTTGCGGTGGTTGCCGTTGAAAATCAAGCTGACAGCAAATGAAATGTGTGTGTGCATGGTTGCAGCTGTCAAGATCACCAGCGACAAAGGCGACTTGCTAGAGTCAAAAGGTCATTACAACGACACACCGTTTATGACTTATTTGGCAGAATTAGCAGAGTCAATTGGCAGTGAGTGGGCAGTAGCAAAATACTTTGGCTTACCGTTTGACCCATTTGAGGACAAAGGCAAACGCAAGGCTGATGTTGGCGCAGGCATTGAGGTGCGCTGGACAAAGTATGAGCTGGGGCAACTGATCGTCTATGAGTACGACAGACCAAATGACATTGCAGTACTAGTAACAGGCACAGCACCCAATTACTACATAGCAGGCTGGATACCAGTCACAATGGCACAAAAGCCTAGATACCGTCACAGCAAGCAACCGACGTGGTGGGTCACACAAATTAACCTGCAACCGATCGAGAATTTGAGGAAATCCAATTATGGAACAACTGCAATTTGAGTGCCGCATTTGCAAAAAGGTAACAAGGCAGCTCGTACATAAGATCACAGACAACCTGCCACAAGGCGTTGAGGTTATTCAATGCACCAAATGCGAGGTTATGGGTGTTGCACAGATCGGTGGCACAGATGCCGACTTATGAGTACAAATGTGTAGCGTGCAACATTAGCTATGAGATAACAGAGAAGCTTGCAGAACACACAACACCGTATTGCTGCGGCTTTATGATGCAACAGATTTACAGTTCACCAGGAATCGTATTTAAGGGAAAAGGCTGGGGACATCAATGACAATCAATCCAAAGGACATTTACAAAGCAACAGACGGCAAGATTTACAGTTTCAGCGGCTTTGGTGGAGTTATGAATTGCACTAGCTGCGACAATGACACAATGGTCAATGAGTACGATCGTGAGGACGGCTTGGTTGTCTGGTTCTGCAAGCGTTGTGAGGATAAATTAAAACTATGAAAAGTTATCCACAGAAGTTATCCACAGGTGTGCAAATCCTGTGGACGACACGCAGGAGATACGCTCAACTTATGCACATACTCGCCAGTAACTTGACAGGCTTGCTAGCATCACAACTCGCTGGCGAGCCGCTGAGGCGGATAGCTCGCATGCGTAGTTTGGTGCTTGTGGGCGTGCTCTGTGCTTTCAGCACGACGCCTGCAAATGGAAGTAACTACTCAATAGATCACTTAAAGCTTTATGCACATACAAGAATTCTTGATTACAAAGAGTTTCAATGTTTCAACAAGATCATCACTAAAGAGAGTCGTTGGTCATACACAGCTCGTAACCATAGTCATTACGGACTAGGGCAAATGAGATCGACGTGGTATCGAGACCTTGACCCATACCGTCAAATAGATGCATCATTAAAGTACATAACAAAGCGTTATCAAACGCCATGCAAAGCATGGGCATTTCATCAAGAGAGGAACTATTACTGATGAGCAGTGCATTGCAAGGCAATGGAAGCACAACCAAGTGGCGCAAGATTAGGCTACGCATTTTGCAACGAGACGGCTATGTTTGCCAGATGTGTGGTGTGGAGGAAGCAAACAGCGTCGATCATATAGTGCCTAGACAAGCTGGTGGCAGTGATGATGAGTGGAATTTGCAAACGTTATGCACACCTTGCAATTCAAGCAAGGGAGGGCGTTTTTTTAGTGTGCCTAAGACAC